AACAATTATGAAGCGAGAATGATTACAGATGGAGATTACAATGGAAAGTGGAATGAGAGTAGACTGTTTGATTTAGTGGATATGCAAAGGGCAGATGTTAGGTATGAGTATTACGATAAGGATGAACCTTGTGAGATTAGGGATCGAGATGGGAATTTAGTTGGAAAAGTAAATTGGTAAGAATACATATAAAAAATACATAAACCATCATATTGGAGGGGAGTTAAAATTAGTTTGGATAAACAGGTACAGATTTATAGTGTAGACACAAGTGCTTTCTACAATGAAGGCGAAATGAAAATACATAGGAAGTTGAACAAGACTTACAGATTTAGAAGTGACTTAAAGAAGTTATTAGAAAAAGCAGATGACGATGATTGCAAGGAAAAATTAAAGAAGCACATAACAAGAGCCAATCAAAGAGTTAAACGGTTAAAGGATCTCCTTTATATTGAATTTTCTAAGAACACTTCAGTTAGGAATTTGAATGAGGTTGCATTACATAAGAGAAATATTATTTCAGTATTTGACTCTGTACTAACTAGAACACTTGGAATGAAGCAAAATGTTTTATCTGAAGATATTCTCGTTGTGCAAACATACTTCTTTGACATTCTTAAGGACATAATCATCAATGGCTTTCTGCTCAGAGGAGAAAAGTATGTTTGTTTTACAGCCAGTGCAGGGCAGATTCGCACAAAGAAGACGGTGTTTATTAAAGAAAGTATTTGGTTGAAATATCAAAACTCCCTCACTTGTGGATTAACAACTGAGCATATCAATGAAAAAGGTGGGGTAAATATTAATAAATACCTCGCCTACTTAGCTCTTTGTAATTCTGCAACGGATGCTTGGACTGATTTTGATATTAACAAGGCTATTGTTGTTGAAGATATGGAGACATTGGTACATTCTGAAGTTGATTTCATTGATGAACAGACATATGAAATTGACAGAAAAGAAATGGATATACTAATCAACCACACAGATGGCTGTGGGATGATTTTACCAAGAAGGTCAAAGAAGAGTATGATGGTTCGTTTACCTTGGATCAAGGGACTCCTCGTGCCTTTTCCATTTGACAAATTTATTCGTGAAGAAAATAAAAAAGTTGGTAGCAATAATTATGGTAAAGTTACAGACATCTATGGTAAGGAGCATGACCTAATTAAAGATGATATCGAGGTAATTTTCACCAAAAGCCAATTTAAGATGCATAAGTATTATGATGATTGGCAGCAGTATAAAGATAATTACATCAAGTATAATTCTCAAGCAGGTAAATGCAATGAAGAAGAATCTAATCCTCCAAATGCTAAAATTAATTACCAGATGCTACAGACCCTTGCAGACATGACTGACAGCGAGTTAAAGGCAATCAGCGAGAAGACAATCAACAGTATTGTAAACATTGGGAAAGACAAAAACACAATGCTGAAAGTTCTTGGTGTAATGAAAGAAAATACAAACAAGAACTATCTACAACAGGCGTTAGAGATTTATCCAGAACTGTTAAATGATACATACAGCCGTGAAATTTTAAAGAATGTGAAGAGAAGTTTAGTTAAAGAAGGTCGTGCAGGAAAACTTGATATAGAGGGCAAATATACGTTCATTTGTCCTGACCTTTATGCGTACTGTCAGTGGCTAATCTTAGGCATAGAAAACCCAACCGGACTATTAGCAAACGGAGATGTTTCCTGTAGGTTATATAAGAATGAACCAAAGTTAGACTGTCTACGCTCCCCTCACCTATATCTAGAACATGCTGTAAGGAACAATGTGGTCGATAAGGAAAAAGCAAGATGGTTTATAACAAATGGTGTCTATACAAGTGTGCATGATCCAATTAGTAAAATTCTTATGTTCGATGTTGACGGTGACAAAAGTTTGGTGTGTGCAGACCATACCATAATTGAAGTGGCAGAGAGAAACATGGAAGGAATTGTTCCTCTTTTCTACAATATGGCTGTAGCTGGTAAAGGAAGTATCAGTAATGATGTTATATATAATGGACTTAAGGCTGCGTACACTGGTGGGAATATTGGCGTAATCTCAAACAACATAACGAAGATCTGGAATAGTACACATATTGATTTAAATGCTATCAAGTGGCTTTGCATGGAGAATAACTTTGTCATCGATTATGCAAAAACATTGTACAAAGTCAAAAGACCGAAACAAATGGGTAAAATTCTAACAGAATACACAAGATGTAAGACTCCTCACTTCTTTATATATGCCAAAGATAAGACTAAGCATGAGGTAGAAAAGTCCAATCAGAGTGTGGTAAACAGATTAGAGAAGATTATTCCCAATCCGGTAATTAGGTTTAAATCTTTAGGTCAATTTGATTACAAGATGTTGATGAGCAATAGTGAGGTTGAATTAAATCAGCAGATCATTGACAAATATAATGAATTAGATGTAAATAGTCGATTCTTAATGAGTGAACACAAAGATGGAGTCAATAACTATACATATATATATAATGAAATTAGAACAAAACTTTTAGAAATATGTAAAGATATGCAGTATGTGACAGATGTTTTGATTCAATATCTATACAACCACAAGAAGTCAAACTTTAAAACTACGTTGTGGGAATGTTTTGGTGATGTGATTTTAGGAAATTTAAATAGAAATGTTGAGAATAAACTAAAAGATAGAATCCAATGTGAAGTTTGTGGTGAAAGAATTGCAGTTGCAGGGAATAGAAAAAAGTATTGCGATGCTTGTGCAAAGCGAATGAACATAGAAAAAACAATGGCTAATAGGAAAAAGTGTTTGAAATAGCCAATCGCTGTAACCCTTGATAAATAAGGATTTTTTAATGCTTTATAAAACTAAAATATTACTAATCACTCAAAAACCTTGATATATCAACATTCTCGCACGAACCCTTGAAATATAAGGCTTCCCTCTAAGGGAGCAAAATATCCCTAATGTACAAAGTAAAAGAGGTTGTTGTTTTCCCTACTCATTAGGGTAAGAATAAAGCAGGTTATATAAAGCTTGCTTTAAATATAAAATTATAATTTATTAAAAGGAGATTAATAAAATGACAAAAACGGATCTTGTAAATCGACTTGCTGAAAAGTTGGAAATCACTAAGAAACAATCTGGTGAGATTATTGATGCTTTATTTTCTGTAGATCCTGAAGGTTTAGGTATTATCGCTGAAACACTAAAGACAGGTGAAAAAATTCAGTTGATTGGTTTCGGTAATTTTGAGGTTAAAGAACGTGTTGCTCGTAAGGGTCGCAATCCGCAAACAGGTGAAGAAATTGATATTGCTGCAAGCAAGTCTGTTGGATTTAGTGTAGGTAAAAAGTTAAAAGAGGCAGTTCAATAACATACATATAATATGAGACTTGCCATTGCGGTGAGTCTCTTTTCATTCCCCTACAGACAGGAGCCTCCTATATGGATAATAAGAAGGTGTTAATTGATACGAATTGTCTAATAGATACACCTGAAATAATAACTAAATACAATGTAGTGCTTCTATCTTACGTACTCAAAGAGGTTGACAAGCATAAGATGAGTCATAATTCCGAGTTGGCATACAAGGCAAGAAAAGCCACTCGATTCATTGAGCAAAATCTAGATAAGATTACATTCGATTTTAAGGTATACAAGTGTGACCATCCTGATTTAGATGATGGATATGTAGATGATAAAATTATCACTGCTTGCTTAGAGAATGGATATAAATTAGCAACTAGAGATTTGTTGCTTAAACATAAGAGTATTGGATTTGGCATTGAAATTGTAGATGTTTCTAGTACAAATAGTCAGATTGATGACATTTATAGTGGATACAAGATTGTTTACATGACTAAAGAAGAAGCGAAAGACGTTTATAATCATTTGGATGAAAATAAATGGGGATTGCTTGTAAATCAATATCTTATTATCTATGATACCTATCTCGAAGGCACTCCTGAAAAAGAACTTGAATATGAAGGTCATCTTGGAACAATGAAATGGGATGGACATAGTTTAGTTGATATTAAATTACCATCTAAGCAAAAGGTAAAAGCAAAGAACCCTATCCAAGAATGCGCTATTGATTTGTTATGGAATAAGAAAGTTCCAATTCGCATTATAGCAGGTACTTTTGGTTCCGGTAAAACTTATCTAAGCGTCAAAGCAGGGATTGACTTCATTAAGAATAGAAGCGATGGACATTCCAAGTTGATGGTAGTTAGAAACCCTATAGGAACTGGTGAAGAAATTGGATTCCTTAAAGGGACAAAAGAAGACAAGACTGGAGATTTCTTTAAACCAATCATCCAACATCTTGAAGGTGGAGAGTTCGAAGCATCTCTATTAGAGCAGAATGGTCAACTTGTCAAGGAAATACCCTATTACATGAAAGGTTTATCTATAGATGAAACATTCATTCTAGTTGATGAGGCTGAAGACTTGAATAAGAAGATTATCAAGTTGCTTGGAACAAGATTAGGTACAAATTCAAGCATTACCTTCTCCGGTGATATTGAGCAAGCAGAAGATAAATATGTTGGTAACAATGGACTTACTGTTGCCATAGAGAAACTAAAAGGACATCCTTTAGTTGGCATTGTGGTCATGAAGGACGATGTGCGTAGTCCAGCTTCGAAAGTTTTTGCAGACCTATAATTATTTTTGGTGACATATATTAAATTATGGAGGTGATGTACATGAGCAAGCGATTCACTATAGAAGAAGTTAGATCATATTTAAATACATTTAATTATGAATTACTTTCAGCAGAATACGCAGGTTCAACCTCACCTTTAGAAGTTAAATGTCCAATAGGTCATTCTATAACTATGACATTCAATGGTTTTAAAAATAACAACTCAAGATGTAAAATATGTGCCAACAATGTTGCATATGACATTGAATTCGTAAGAACATATATGGCTGAACGCAATTATGTTTTACTTTCTACTACTTACAATAATTCAAAAGAAAAGTTATTGATTAGATGTCCATTAGGACACGAGTTTCCAATGACTTTTGACAGTTTTAAAAATAAAGGGTCTGAATGTAGTATTTGTGCTGAGATAAGTAGGATAAATAAACGCAGACACTCTTTTGAATATATTAAACAAGAGATAGAAAGTAACGGATACAAGTTGCTCACAACAACATATGACAACGCTCATCAAGAATTAGAAACAATATGCCCACATGGACATTCCTATTTTACTACTTTTGACAGATTTAGTTCTGGAAAGAGATGTATGGAATGCAAAATAGAGTATTTCATGGGCGAAAACCATCCTAATTGGAATGGTGGAATCACTCCCGAACACAACAAGATAAGAAACTCCCCAGAGGGTAGAGAATGGAGATTATCAGTTTTTGGTCGTGATAAGTTTACATGTCAAGCTTGTTTTAAAACTGGTGGGGATTTAAGAGCGCATCATATCAACAACTTCTCAACACACGAAGAACTGAGGTTTGATTTAGATAACGGCATTACATTATGTATAAATTGTCACGATCATCATATACAAGGATCTTTCCATTGCATCTACGGAACTAAAAATAATACCAAAGAACAATTGGACGAATACATCCAACTTAAAAAATTAACTTTAACTAACTAATTAGAGGTGTCAATTTAATGATTCTAGGTGATCACACAAATTTTAAGTTTGTATCTCTACTTTCCAAAGTAGATTTCGGTAAATCCAATTATGACGCAGACAATCCAATTCATGTCATGGTCGCAAAAGCAGTGGCTAGACACTCACAAGAATAAAATTATCGAAGGATGGATGATACTCCATCCTTTTTAAATTGTACAACAAGGAGAACTCAAATGGAATATACAGTTGATCAAAGTAGTGTAGTAATTAGCGAGTATGAAAAAGAGTTAAACGAGAAAATGGGTAAGTAGTATGCCGAAGGGTAAAAATGTTCCAGCACATGAACAAGTACATACCATCATTGAATACATAGAATACCCTACTCACCCACACAGATCTGATAGCCCTGAATATAAAAAGAATCACGACATATTAATAGACGAAGATAAACGTCCTTGTTTTGTATGTGACAGACTTGGAATGAAACAACTACCTACAGAGCATCTTGAAACACACCACTTCGTCATAGAGTGGGCAGAATGGGAAAATGCTGACCCAATTGAATTGCAAAAGTTATTCGATGACGGGGTAATTGATTTCTATGGTTATAGCAAGAAATTGAAGGGTGAACCTGTACGTTCTCCAGATGATATCAGGAATTTACTAGTTCTCTGTCCTCTTCACCATAGAGGGAAAGGAACCGGAGTACATGAAACTTCTATTCCAATGTGGTTCAGCCAGATAGTATCTAAAAATGGCGTTGAGATGTTGAAGGGCGCAATTAAGAATCACAAATAAAATTATCATATGTCAGATATAGACTAGTATATCAAAATTTGTTTGGAGAAAACAAGGAGGAATATTGAGATGGGTAAATTAAATAACTCTTTTAGCGTGACCGGAAATCTCGAACTTGACTTAATGAGAATCACAGAAGAAACTAAGGATGCAATCAATCTCTATGACCTACGTAAAATTTTGGGTAAATACGATGGGCAAAAAGTTAAGTTTTCTATTGCAATCGAAGGTGACGACTCAGAATTTTTAGTGGATGAAGAGTAAGGGGTGACTAGATGACCACTCCTATTCAACAAAAAGACGGTGAATCATTTTTCGATTGGAAACTTAGGCTTATTACTTCTAAACTTGAACGTGAAATTGACTTAGACTGGTCTGAGATTCGAGATATTCTTGGATTAGATTGCAGTGCAGACCATTTGCGTAAAACCGCATATGGAATTAGAGAGTATAGACAATACTTTGAAGACAAATTGAAAGAGAAAGTTGCTTCAGATGAAATCCTCAATGAGTTTGAATTAAAGAAGATTGAATTGGAGTCAGAGCGAAAGAAACTTCAATCAATTAAAGTTGAATATAACAAAATCATTAGAGACAATTCACGCAGAGAATTGATGTTCGAAATGGTTAAAGAAAGCATCGAAAAACTTCCTGTGCCAAAGTTTGTTGTTTCACCTTGCAGTGTTGATAATAGCAGATCAGGAGTTTTGGCATTTGGAGATGTCCATTTCGGAAAAATCCTTAGAAGTTTGAACAATGAATATAGTCCTGAAATAGCAAAACAAAGAATGGAACAATTGATTGCTGAAGTTGTAGATATTGTTGAAACTTATGATTTAGACCATATAGATGTAATCAATGGTGCAGATTCGATAGAAGGTATGTCTCTTCGTGTAAGTCAATTGCAATCACTCTCAATGGGATTCATTGACCAAACAATTCAATTCAGTAAGTTTATTTCCTCATGGCTGAATGAGTTGAGTAAACATGTGAAAATTACATACCATCATGTGCCAGCCTCCAACCACTCTCAGATAAGACCATTTAATAGCAGTAGAAATGAGTTTACATCTGAAGATTTAGAGAAAGTCATTATGAATTATGTACATGATTCTCTTGAGAATAATCCTCGTATTACTGTCCCTCTATATGATACAGACATAGTAAAGTTAAACATTCAAGGATACAATGTTTGGGCTTTACATGGTCATCAATTAAAAGGTAAAAAGGATGCTATACGTGACCTCTCTAATTTGCATCGTGAGTTTGTTGATTATTTGTACGTTGCCCATTTTCATCATTCAGGATCTTTAACTGTTGGTGAGGCAAAAACAAATAATGTGGAATTGATTCAGATTCCTAGTGTAATGGGTTCTGATGAATATAGTGATAGTCTTATGACAGGTGCTAAAGCTGGAGCAGAATTTGCAGTTTATGAGAAAAACAAGGGTAGACGAATTATATATAATATTATTTTAAACTAGGCGGTGGTCTAAATGAGCGAAGAACAAGACAATCTAGACCTCCACTTTGTAGTGGTAAAACGTAGAAGAGACATATTCCAACTTGTCAATGAATACGTGGAAGTTATCTGTGAATTAAAAGATAAGAACAATAAGAAGACATTTAAGGATCAACTTGAAGAATACATACAATTGTTAAGCGAAGAGATATATGAGATGGTTCATGAAGATGTTATGTTGGACACGTTAATGCGCTGTGGTGAGGCTTTAAATAAAAAAGAATACTATGAATAAGAGGTGTCCCTTGGACAAAGATAACATTGTAAACTTTCCTAGTAATGAATCAGAGCATGAGGAACATATTTGTGATGGATGTACATCGTATGCTATTCATAGGCTAACGCATAATTTTGAAACTGTGGATGAAGAAGAAATTATTCATCGATACTTAGATAGAATATTTGATGCTATTGATGAAGAAAATGGCAAAGATATTGCTGATGCTGTAATTGAGTTATATCACGAGGCATTTGATTTGGGTAGTCGTGAAGTTTTAAAGGGTGAGTTACATAGACTGTCTGCTGTATTGGCTGCAATGACGAATGATGTTGATGGTGAAGAACAGTAAGAGTTGTTAAAAGCGTCTGATACAATTGGACGCTTCATAATGGCTGCTTATAGACTTGTGTAGATATAAAATTATTATTTACAAAGTTAATAATATGTGGTAAATTTTAGTCAGGGATAGATGAGGAAGTCATGAGCCTCATTGAACGGAGATAACCCATATGTCTCCTTCCCTACTTTTTATAATATGGGCAAACTTTTATGGGAGGTTTGACGAAGTATGGCTAACAAGGCTCAACCTTGGACAAATGAAGAAATTGTACTATTAACAAATACATACCCCACAGCGACCAAAGAAGAGTTGATAAATCTGTTTCCTAACAGAACTCATAAGTCGATTGCTGGAAAAGCTGAAAAAATGGGTCTGCATAAACTAGAGCAAGTAGAAGAGTGGATGGATAGTGAACTAGACATTCTCGTTGCAAATTATAGCATCATTCCAAAAGAAGACATGATTTTACTTCTTCCTAATAGAACATGGAGTTCCATACAACACAAAGCGAGTAGATTAAATTTAAGAAAATATAACAAATACAAAGATGAAAGAACAGTTTGGACAGATCAGGAAATAGAAATTACAGTCAGTGATAAAGGATTTAAACTTTTAAACATAAATAGAGATAAAAATAGAATAAATATAACAGTATCATGCGTAGACGAACACACTAGAACAAGTCACTTAGATGGTTTTTTGAAGTGGGTAGGGTGTCCAGTATGTACAGGAAGATATAAGAAGCCATACGAAGAAGCAAAGACTACAATTGAAAAAGAAGGATATGTTGTTCTAACAACAGAAAGTCATTATAAAAATGCAAGAACTAAATTAGATACCATCTGTCCACAAGGACATAGTTATCCCACCACTCTTTCCAATTTCAATCACGGGAATCGTTGTTCTCAGTGTTATTTTGAAATAATAGGTCAGAGTAATTTTCATGACATTGGATATGTAAAATTAAAGTATCAAGAAAATAATTTTATAGTTCAAGACAACCAAGTATACAAGGGTGTAGATGAAAAATTAGAGTGCAAGTGCATTCATCATCTTGATCGTGAAAGCCTATATCTATCTTATATTCAAGTTGTAAACCAAAAAGTTAACTGCCCATACTGTGTTGAAGACGAAAAAGTAAACAACTATAAAACTATTTACAATCAAATATTATGTACATTTAACAATTTCAATTTACAATTATTAACATCTGAAGAGGAATACGTTAAAATACGTCTTAATGATAAAAATAGTTATATTAAGTTTACATGCAAAGAGCATATAAACAAAGGAACTCAAAAGATAAAAATTAGAACTATAAGAAATGACCATGATGGTTCTTACTGTAAATATTGCGTTAGTGTAAGTGGTGAAAATCATTATAGATGGCAAGGTGGAATTAGTAACTTAAGTGAATATTTACGTGGGAGAATTCAACCTTGGAAAGATGATTCATTCAAAGCCCATAACTATACTTGTGATGTAAGTGGAAAAGATAGGAATTTAACTATCCACCATAAGTATGCTTTTAGTAACATCGTAAAAGAAACACTAGCGGAATTAAATTTTCCAGTCCATAAGAATATAAATAAATATTCCGATGAACAGATAACATTAATTGAAGAAAAATGCTTAGATATCCATTATAGATACGGACTTGGAATTTGCTTGAATGTTGAAATTCATGAATTGTTTCATAGTATTTATTCCGTTTTTAATTTTACACCAGAAGATTATGACGAATTTAAAATAAGATATAAAAATGGTGAGTTTAAAGAGGTGTGCTGATGCACCTCTTTTTGCGTTTGTAAAAGGTGGTGAAAATATGGCACGTACGACGAAAAAACCTACTAAGACTGCACCAGTAGCAAAGCCAAAATTAACATGTGTATCCTGTAAAAAGGAATTATCTATGGATAGATTCTATCTCTCCAATAATGAACTTCACAAGAACAATGACAATCGTTTCCCTTCATGTAAACCATGTGTTCTGAGTACTATTGATTACGACAACGTACAGACTGTGTATGACTTATTGGCGCAAATGAATCGTCCCTTCCTTCAATCTTTGTGGCAAAGCACAGTAATAGAAACTAACAAGAGTGGAAAAGATTTGTTTGGAATTTATTATAAAAATGTAATTTTAAATCACAAGCATTTAACTTGGAAAGAAAGTTCTTTTATTGCGGTTGCAACTAGTGATAAATCAGAGTCAATTAATGAAGATTCTCAGATGACACCTACGAAAAAAGTAAGTACCTTTATGGTAACAGAAGACCTTATTGATAAATGGGGATCTGGATATACAAATGAAGAATATAAACAATTTGAGAAAAAATATGGTCGATTAATTAATAATTACGGAGAAAAAACAGCCCTCCACACGGAAGGTTTACTTACCTACATTAGATATCGAGTTAAAGAAGAGATGGCTACCGCTGCGAATCAAGTCCGTGAAGCAAAGGAATGGGGAACTCTAGCCTCTAAAGCAGCACAAGATGCCAAAATAAATGTATCTCAGTTGAGTAAAAGTGATATTAGTGGTGGTGTAGATGTCCTTTCTCAACTATTCGAGGCTGTTGAAAGTGAAGTCGGAGTTATTCCCCTGCTCCCACATTTACTAGAACAACCATATGATGATGCAGATATGGTGATATGGGCTACTGTGAACTATAACAGGAGACTTGAAGATAAACCAGCCGTACCATATAGAGACATATGGGAGTTCTATGATGAAATGCTTGGTGAATATTTCAGTCAACAAGGCTTTAATGATGATCAAATTGAAGAGTTTAAGGCAAAAAGAAACAATGTCTTTAGAGATTTAAGTCAAATTTACAAAGAGCCATTGTATGAAAGTGATGGTGAGTAACTTTGGCGAGTTATTCTAATTTTGAAAGCAAAAATAATAAGCAAAGTAAAGACAGGTATGATATTTACGACTCTACATTTAATTCACCTGTTCAACCTACCGATAATTCAAACATAATTAAGCGGCACTTACATAAGTGGACAGAGTTGTGTGCTTTCTTAAGATTTTACCCAGATATATTTTATGACATGATAAAGCCAGAAACAGGTGGAATCAACCTAGACCTTTATCAACGTGTCATGATGAGAGTTTTAAGTAGATTCCAGCAAAATTATTTTTGTATTCCTCGTGGTGGGTCAAAGACGCTAACGCAAATAATGGTCGCTTATCATACTGCGGTTACTCATCCAAATATAACTATTGCTATTACAGCATCCACTAAAGAGTCTGCAGTAAAGATTTGGAAAGAGAAACATGACGAGATTATGAGATTCTATCCTACTATGGCTGATGAGATTAAAAGTGCAAACTTCTCAAAAGATAGTGGGCGTGTCGAATTTAGAAATGGTGCGGTTATTGACAATTTAGCCAACGCTCAACAAAGTAAAGGACTGAGACGTAGACGAGGAAGCCTTGAGGAAAGTGCCTTGATTGATAAGGACTTATACGAGGACGCTATCGAGCCAATTTTTAATATACCTCGCACTACTATGACAGGTGAAATTGACCCAACTGAGTTAAATGGTCAGATTAATCGATTTTCCACTTCAGGATATAAAAATTCTGATGAATATGAAAAGATACTGACTATGGTCAAAGAAATGTCCGACCTTAAAGGTACATACGTATTTGGTTCAGATTGGAGAATACCTGTTCATTTTGGGAGACAAAAGATATCTACTATTAATAAAGCACGTCAGGGAAATGTTATACGTTTTAGACAAAACTATCTTTGTGATTGGATTGGAGTTAGTGATGGAGCTTTAATTAACATAAGTAAATTAATTAAAGCCAGAACCATTACGAATCCTGAACTAGAATGTCCTAAAGACAAACGTGGAAATCATGAATTAAACGAATACGTAATGGCTGTTGACGTTGCAAGAAGTGCTTCTGAGTCTAACAATAAAACTGCGATAGTAGTTTTAAAAATAATAAGAAATGCAAAAGGTGTAATAAGACAG